TTAGCATTAGAAGGTATTGATGATGAATATGCCGCTGAAGAGTGGGTTGACCAAGTTATTACAGATAGACAAAACGAAGTACAAAAAATGAGAATGGAGGCAAAAATATAATGAGTAATTTAACAGACGTATATGTAAATAAAGAAGATTTAGGTAAAAATCTATACAGAAAAAAAACTTATTACACACTTTGCATTGAACAGGATTGTCTTGCTATAAATCAAGATGACGCTGATAAACAATTGTCAGATTGTGGAATAGACCACGCAAAAATCAATAAGGAAATCACCGAAGAAAAAAATGGTGTTGAAACTTATATGGTAGACGCTAACTATACAGATTCAGATAAAATTGAATATCTTGGTAAAGTTGTTTATGATGATTATGACGGTTTAGAAAATGCTAAAGAAAACGGAGATGTTGAAATTTCTACTTATGCAGATGAAACCGATGTCATTAATGACAAAGGCGAAGTTGTTTCAGAAGTAGAACAAGATAAAAGCTCAATCTTGAAGGAATCAGTACCATTTTAATATGACAATAGAATCAGGACTATTATTATTCTTATTAGGAATGACCCTAACGATAGTTGGGTTGTTTCTTGCTTACTATTATGGAAGTAAAGATAAAAAGAGAAAAGAATATCCACCAGCATTAAGAGATTATTATGGGAAGAAATATATTAATGGAGAAGATGATGAAGTATAAAGAAGATAAAATATTAAATGAAATTTTAGAATATATTAAAGGTACATATTCAAAACACTATTCAACTACTAAAGAAGGTTTCCAAGTACAAGATTTATTAAGACATTTAGATATAGACAAAGATTTTAGTTTATCAAATGCAATAAAATACCTTATGAGATATGGAAAAAAAGAAGGTAAAAACAAATTAGATTTATATAAAGCAGTACATTATATTGTATTGTTAATATCAAGTGAACAAAATGGTAAGAAATAGTATTATATACAAAAAAATGAAATTCTTTTATCTTGTAGATAAAGAAGATAAAAGTATATGTGATAAATGCGGTAGTGAGATACCTGCAAGTGAGAGATTATCAATTGAAGGTGATACATATAAATCAGCAGAATTTTTAATTAAAGGAAAAAACGAAGTACAAGAGTACATATTAAACAAAGATTTAAGACAAAGAATAGGAGGAACAACGTTATGAACATAAATGGAATGGAAACAAAAGTTGATGTTATACAATCAGTTATTGATAATATAGACAACAATGATTTAGCAACTGCTAAGGATTCTTTAGAACTTTTAAAAGAAGTAGAAGAAGGATTTGTTGCTGACGCTTCAACAAATGTTGGAGATTCAGTAGTTGAAGAAGCATTAAATCCTTTAGGTAAATATAAATTGGTAGAAGAACCTGAAGATTCAAAAATTGATACTATGATTCAATTAGAAAACGAAGCAAAACAAGGAAAGTAATGAAAAAAGAAACAAAGAAATTCATTATAGAATTTTTAGAGTTTTGGCCGCTGAGTATAGTGACGCCAGTAATGATACTATTAATTCTATTTGGAAATTATTTAGGATGGTAATATGAGTGGAAATGGAATGATATATTTAATCAGTTTTATTATATTAATGGGTGGTTTAATTTATATGATATTTCTTTCAAATGAAATGAGTTTAATTCTTGAAAGATTATCAAAAAGAACTAAAAGACTTATGAATAAAGTTGAAAAAATTAGTAAAGAAACAGATACAGATTAAATGAGAATAGGCGAAAAAATAGTAAAAGAAGAAGGTTTAGACGAATTAATAAATTATATGTTCTTTAATAATAAGATATTAAAGTTGGTAAAATATGCTACTCAATTAATGACTCAAGGACAAAAGAATACTTTGATTACTGAATTAAGACTAATTAAAAAACAAATGGAGAGAGATAAAGAGAATGGGTAAAAGAGATTTTAGAACTAGATTAAATCCACCTGCCGATATACAGACCGAAACTGTAACAATTTCAAAGAAAGAATATGAAGATTTAACAAATGACAAATCATATATTGCAGATGAAGAGATACAAAAAATGATATCTACCTTGCAATCTGTGGTTGATAAACTAATCAGATGGTACAACAAATAATGAAAAATCACTGTATAGCAGACTATGGGATGACAGCGGAAACGCTCTCTCCGACCCTGCTAGAACGTTTAAAAGTGCGAAAAATGAGTAAAATAAAGGTTAATCTCACTATTGACATTTAGAGAGATTTCCTGTATAATGATAACAACAATTGAAAAATAGGGAGAAAATTATATTATGAGTGTTATATACAACAAAGAAAACGTATGGAAAGAGTTTGATATTGCAAAAGCAAAAGATATTAAACTATCAAAAAAGAAGTCAGACGAAGATAAAGAAAACGATATCTACAAAAATCGTATTAAGTTTTGTAAAGAACACGCAGAATTAAAAAAACAATCACCAGAAAGTTATGAACACGGATTAAGAATAAATTTTGATAATTTATTGAAAGCTTATGAGAGTCCTAATCCTAGAGACCATTTTTATATGTCAGTATTCGGTAAAACGTATGCAGAAAAAATGGCAGAACAAGAAGCAGAACTAGATAAAGAAACAAAAATTTCACTGAAGAATAGATGAAAAAAAATCAAAATAACGAAATACTAGACCCTATGCAAACTGTATGTGATAATTTCCACGAGTGGATTCAAAAGGAAATGAAACAGTATGATCCAGTAATGGTTCAGATGACAGTTTTAGGTCAAATGTTAAAAATTATGAAGTCAATAATGCCTGCTAAGGATTATGACGGAATGATGGACACGGTTTATGAATCAAAAGATAGGATTGAACCGTTTAAAAAACACTTATTACATTAAGGAGGAAAATATGAATAAGTTTATAACAATTATTGCCGCTCTTATGTTAACTGGAACAGTTGCATTAGCAGATGACAATATGATTACAAATAAGATTAATGATGTATCAAACAACGTTAAAACATTTGTAGTTAACGAAAAAGAAAAGACAATTGCATATCAAAAGAAGTCTTGGGGAGAAGCAAGAGTGCAATTGGCAAGTTTAATTCAATCACTATCAGATTTATTTGATTTTGATAAGAAGGACGAATAATGGCATACGGAGATTTTGTTTGTACAAGTGCCAATGATGGTACACATTATTTCAGACCTGTAACTGCTAGAGCACATACGTTCTGGCAGGACAAAGGTTTTAATAAGTTAGTAATTGATAACAATGAAGACTATTACATAGTTAAGAGTGTTGATAGTCAGGAGATATGTAATGAGATACGCAAGAATAATATGGATTTTACTAGTTAGTTTAACACTAACAAATTGTGCTAACAGGTCACATACAGGTGCCGTGTTAGGTGCAACAACAGGAACAGCGATATGTTTAGAGTACGTATCAGATAATCCGTGGTTGATTGCTACGTGTGCTGTAGGCGCTGCTTTTGCAGGTGCAGAAATTTTATATAAAGGGGATCAAGATGTACATAATGCCGTATTTGTAGACCATTTGAATACAAGTGGATATGGGTCTTCATATACGAACTGGTATAATGAAATATCAGGAAATGGTGGCATAATTCATATAACAAAATCTTATACAATTGGACCTATTAAATGTAAAGATTATGACCATACAGTAGATATAACAAATCAATGGCCAATGATAGGTGTTGGTGGAGTGAATAGAAAAGTTGTATTTGGAACTGCTTGTCAGTTGCCAGATGGACAATGGATAGAAAAACCAGTAGGAGTTAATTAATATGGATCCCAAACAATATAAAATTTATATGTATGCAACCTTAATAATGATTACTGTATTATTACTTATTAATAGTGCTTGGGGTTGTGTAGATTGTGATTTAAATAAGAAAGCATTTGATAAAAAAGAAGCACCTGTAATTGAAATAGAGTGGCATAGTCCAGATGGAACTGTACAACGTAGTACAAAAGTTGTAGATGGTTCTCAAAAAATATTATACGATAATGTAAAACCAGTAACTAAAAATGATACAGAACAATTTTGTTATGTAAAAGTTATTATTAAAGAAGAATCAAATGGAAATATATCCAAAGAAGAGAAATTATATTGTTCCGATGGAAGTAGTGGGGTAGGAGATACTCCTTCTTATTGGGAACTTTTTGCACAGTTTTACTACCGTGATGTTGCTACACCAGAGTATTGTAGATATTACAGTAGGAAAAATCACGCTTTTAAATCGTACGGAAAAGTGTGTTTAAATGAGTACGGAGAATGGAAGGTAAAATAATGATTAAAAATATAATCATAATTGCTCTCCTATTAGTTATTGTATATGGAGTAAGTGCTACAGAAATTGTGGGTTATGCTCAATCTAGCATTGACTTATTGCAAGAACTGTTATATAATGTACAAAGGAGTGTGAAAAACTAATGAACAAATACATTAAGATTTTATCAGTTGCTGTCTTTGGTCTATTGTTGACTAATTGTGCAGGCAGTTATAAAATCAAAAGTGAAAAAGGAAAAGTAGTTAATACTGTTCCAAAATGGTATATGGCCGATTTTTCTGAAACCAAAGCGTGTGATACGCCTAGATTTGGTGAAGGAAAAGAAAAGGAATGTATCTTTGGAGTTGGTACTAGCGTTTCACCAGACTTAAATCTCGCAATTGAGAAAGCCAAAATGATAGCGAAAGCTGAAATGGCGGACATTATCAAAGGGGAGATGAATAAAGAGTCAAAACAATTTATTACTGAAATTGGTAAATCAAACAGTAAGACAGTTGTTAGTGAAGTAGAATCTGTATTGGTCAATATTATTAAAGATACACCAGTTAGAGGATATGAAATCTTTGCTCAAGACGTAACCTTAACAAAGAACGGTTACTATAGAGCTTGGATTGGCTTGAGATTGCCATTAGGTGAATATAATAAAATGTTCAACTATACAATAGAACAAGCAACAGACGCTTATAACTTAAAGTATCACGCTAACAAATCATTTGAAAATCTTATGAAAGAGGAAGATAACAATGATAAAGACGTTAGCAATTAAAGATATCACAGTATATACAAAACAAAATTGTGTATACTGTGTGAAGGCAAAGTCCCTTCTAAAGGGACTTGGTCTAACTTATACAGAAAAGAAATTAGAAGAATTTAAGTCAGTTGACGAAATGATTAAGGACATTGGTAAGAAGGTAAGAGCAATGCCTCAAATCAAGATTGATGGAGAACTAGTCGGTGGATATAATCAACTTATAGAATATTTTAATAATAAAGGTGTAGTGAATTTTAAAGGTGATATAGTACGTGATTAACGATAAAGATAAAAAGAAGAGTGCTAAAATAATTTTATTTCCAAAAGGAAAAATCAAAAAGAAAATAACTGAACCTCAAGATTCACCTTTTGCATTAAGATTAAAAGAACAACAAACTAGAGAATTTATAGAAGGTAGTGTAGATGAAATTGGATTTGATTTATTAAGAAAATTTAATGATATGGGTTTAAAAACAACTAAAGAATCATTTACAAAAGACCTTGCATTGGTAATTGATTGTATAAGAGGTTTAATTTATAGAGATTTTAATATAGCACACGCTGCTCAATTACTTTCAAATAAAATGGTATCAATAAGATTTAATAGAGGCGGTAGAGCGTCTTCAGCAAGGATAGATTATTCAGATTTTTTAAAAGGCCAAATGAAAAAACAAAAACCACCAAATGTTTTTAATAAAGAATTTAAAGAAGAGTTAAATGATTTACAAGATGGATCAGATATGTTTGAGTCTGATATGGATTTGAACGGTGATGATGATAAGAAATAGTTTAATGATATTAATAATGCTAACTTTTATGGGTTGTACAAAACCAAAAACTGAACTGAATTCAATGGAGAAATTTTTTGATTGTATTGGTAGTGGTAATTGTGAAGCATTTAAAAAGAATTCCGTTAAGGAATAGTCCCAGCGGACTTTAAATAGCAATAATAAAGGAGAATTAAACAATGTTTAATTTTAAATGGTTCGGTAAAGACGAACTTAAAGTTGTGGGGACTCGTAAGAGAGTACTACACACTAGAGGCAGAAAAGCCTTATCAAAAACAAAAAAGGTTTTAAACCTTTTAGAGAAAGGCGAACCTGTAACTTGGAAAACTTTGAGAAACAGATTTGACCTTCGTTCACCTAGAGCAATGGTGGACAAATTAAGATCCAAAGGTAATATGGTATATATTAACAAAGGGTCTAAAGGTACTTCGTACAGAATAGGCGAACCAACAAGAGCAATAATTGCTGCTGGTATAACTAAACTATACGGAACAGAATACGCTTACTAAAGCGTACAGAATCGTAACCAATACGATTGATACAGGTGACTCTAACAGGTCGCCTGTATTTAAGAGTATAAATAGGTATATGATTAATATTAAAAATTGGAGAATATAATGGCAGACGAACTAAAACAACATCCATCATTAATGAGCAGGACTTCTATGGAAGCAATGGCCAGAACAGCAGGGTCAACTGACTTATTATTTTCAGAAATACTAACGAAGGTAAATAACGCAAAAACTAAAGCTGAAAAGGTAGGGGTCTTAAAACAATATGACCATCCATCTTTAAGAATGATTTTAAAAGGATCATTTGATCCTAGCGTTGAGTGGGAACTACCAGAAGGAACACCGCCTTATATGGCAAATCCTTCACCAAAAGGTACCGAACACTCAATATTGAAAACTGAAGCAAAAAGATTGTGGCATTTTATCAAAGGTGCAGATAATAAAACAACAAGAACTCAAAAAGAAACTTTGTTTATTCAAATGTTAGAAGGTTTACATAGTGAAGAAGCAAATCTATTACTTAATGTAAAGAATAAAGAATTACATAGAGTTTATAAGGGTTTAAGTGATTCGGTAGTAAAAGAAGCGTACGGATGGAACGAATTGTATCAAAAATTAGAACAAAAATAGAACATTTTAAAGTAAGTATTATCTAAATCGTTGATTTTACTCACTTTTTTAATGAAAATACTACTTGACTCTAGTCGCTTTTTAGTCTATACTGGATGTATAAAGAATAAATAATGAAAGAGAGAAATATATAATGAAAATAATCTTGAAAGCGATAATGATATTTGTTTTATATTGGGTTGGTATATCAATAATGATGTATGGTGCCTTTACTAAAGCAAATGCTGATGACTATAACGAGGCAGTAGTAGCAAACGTAATTACACAAGTAGTACAAAGTAATGATATTGACGCAGCTGCTGTAATGGAAGCACAGTTAGAAAGAATAATGTATAATATGATTACGGAGTTTAGTGTAGTATTACAAGAACATTTACCAAACATATTAGACGGTCTTGCTAGTGAAATCAGACAAAAAAATGATGAAGAGTTTAAATGTGCTCTTTTGAAGAATAGTCAATATGAGTGTAACTGAAGCAATATACGAAACATTGCAAATAATTTATAGTTTTGTACCAAAAGAATTGTTTACTGTAATTCTTGGGTCATTTATATTATATGGTTTTTTAGAATACGGAGATAGAAAAAACAAGCAATGCCAAATCAAAGAAAACAAAAAGTCAAAAAAAGATTAAAGAGAGAACTTTTATCTGTGAGAAAGTACAAGACTACATATAAAGATATTAAAAAGTATTTCAGATTAATCAATGAAAATGTTTTTAATGGGAAATTATCTCCTTTTAATGATATCAATATAATGAGTATGAATAGACAAAGATGTATTGCTCAAGTGCTTATATTGGAATGGAAAAGAAAAGGAACAAATCAATATCATTTAGAAATGGATAAGATGTATAGAACTAAAAAAGAATTTGTTGATACGTTAGGACACGAAATGATACATTTGTATCAGATGGCAAATTTAGGAGATACAGGAAATCATAACGATACATTTTACAGTTTTAGACCTAAATTAAATGCTATTGGTTTAGATATATAATAAATAAGATTATGAATAAAGTGAGGAGTTAAAGTGAGTAGAAAAACAAAAGAATTAGACGCTTATTTAAAAAGAATAATATTAAAAGTTCCAGATGAACTTCAAAGATTTTTAGATGATGATGAAGGTGAGGTTACAATGATTTATTATTCTGGAAATTGGTCAAATGACATTTATGATAATTTTACTGACTTACAAGCAGAAAAGATATTTAAACGTATGGCACAATTTCAGAATAAATTAGTCTTCGTTCAGAAGAGATTAGAACAACCAGTTGGTGGTTACGAATACCAAGTAGCGAGGTTTTAATGAAACAATCAACAAGAGATAGAATTAAAAGATTATATTTGTACGCTAAACTTACAGTAGTATTAATTGTAGTATCTGCTGTAACATATGGTTTAGGTACATTTATGCCTAATCCTATTGCAGTTAAGAAAGCAACGGAAGAAACTAGAATACAACACTCCATTTGGGCAGAAAAATTAGGACTACACGAACCTAGTTTTGAATATACAAATAAAAAAGAATTTATAATAGAAGTAAACAAGTGTGTTGATTATTTAAATTGGAAAACTCCACCAAATAAAAGAGTACCAATTCAAATGGTGACAGCACAAGCGGCATTAGAGAGTGGTTGGGGTACAAGTAGATTTGGTATAGAAGCAAATAACTTATTTGGTATTAAGACTTGGGATAAAAGTAAGGGGTTATTACCAATAGGTATGAGTGAAGATACACCTTGGCGTGTAAGAGTATTTAAAACAAAATGTAATAGCGTACAAGAATATATGCGAATATTAAATGAACACCCAGCATACGAAGAGTTTAGAGCATTAAGAACAAAATTATTAGAAAAAGGTGAACTGTTAGATTCAGTACATTTAATCGCTACGTTAGATAAGTTTTCAACTACAGATGATTATGATAAAAGAGTTATTAATATGATGGTAAAGATTGAAAAAATATTATCAACTGTAGATAAAGATACAAATTTATTAAAAGAGAATACGATTTTACCAAAGAAAAAAGAAAAAACTAGTTAATGTTGTTTATCTTATTAGTATTTTTCACTGCTATAGCTACATCAGCGATTGCCGCTGGGTATAGTATAGTAGGATTAGCAACTCTATTTGCAGGTGCAACTGTAGCAATTATTGCTATGGGAACTGCTTTAGAGGTAGGTAAGTTAGTTGCCGCCAGTTGGTTGTATCAGAATTGGAACAATCCAATGTTGCCTAAATCAGTTAAGGCATATTTAACAACTGCTGTTCTTGTTTTAGTATTTGTAACTAGTATGGGTATCTTTGGTTTTTTATCAAAGGCACACCTAGACCAAGTAAGACCTAGTAGTGATAATACAGTACATATAGCATTAATAGATAGACAGATTTTACAAGAAAACGTTGTTATAGATAGAGCAGAAAAAACTTTAAACCTATTAGACAAAGCATTAGAAGTCTACCTAGATAAAGAATATGTTAGTAGAGGTCTTAAAGAAAGAAAAAAGCAGAAAGAGGAAAGAGATTTTTTAAATAATGAAATAAGAGTTGCAATGGATAAGATTGCACAATTGACATTAAAAAAAGGTAATATAGAACTAGACCAATTAAAGATAGAAGCAGATGTCGGTCCACTTAAATATGTTGCAGAACTGATATATGGTGAAGACGCAAAAGACCATTTTGATGAAGCAGTTAGATATATAATTATAGTATTGATATTTGTATTTGATCCATTAGCAGTATTGTTATTGATTGCCGCTAATATATCAATGAGAGAGAGGAAACTTGCGAAAGAAGCAAAAAAGAAAAAAGAAACAAAAGAAATTAATTGGCAAAGGATTGCTGCTACGTCAAAAGCTACGGCGAAAAACTTACGAGATAAGCAAAACTTTTATAAAACATTTTTTGCAAAATTAGGTAAGAGAGATTTAAAGAATAGAGATTATGAAGACTTTTTTAAGAGTATGGGAACAGATGAATTAATGAAATTAGGTTTAGATCCAGATGAGATTAGAATTAAATTAGACCAGATAATGGAATGGAATGACCCGAATTATAAACCATTAAGGGAAACAAATGAGTAAGTTTACAGTTAGTTTATTGTTATTGGTATTGTTAAATGCGTGTGGTACAGCACCTGCTTGGTTAGC